CTTGGCAATCTGACAGGAAACGTATTCGGAAACGTCACAGGCAACCTGGTTGGGAATGTGACTGGTTCTGTTGATGGAAGCATATCTGGAAACGCTGCAACAGTTTCATCAATATCCAATCACGGCCTAGACGGCCTTTCAGATGTCACTGCACCAACACCAACAAATGGACAGTTTCTTAAGTGGAACGGAACAGCTTGGGTTCCAGATTTAGTTGACCTAAACACTGATACAAGCGGAAACTATGTTGCTTCAGTTATCGCCGGAACTGGCGTATCTCTAACTAACGGAGTTGCGCAGGAGGCTGGAACTCCGACCATAAGTATCGGACAACCTATCGGCTCAAGTGATTCACCTCTTTTTGCTGGACTGTCTATAGGTAACACGAACCTAACCGTCAACGGAAACCTTACCTATAACGCTGGAACCAATCTTGCCACCGTGAATACTCTTTCCGAGCACGGCCTTTATGTCGGAGCAAGGATTACGGTTTCTGGAGCGACACAAGAAGGCTACAACGGCAGCTTTACTGTTGCTCAAGTCTCGTCTGCGTTTCAGTTCAAATACACACCCGTCGAAACCCCTGCTTCGTCAATCTCGTCTGGAAGCCCGGAAGTCAAATTTGGCGGAGGCATTACTTTTGAAGGCTCAACGCCAGACGAATTTGAAACAGTAATCACATTTGCAAACCCAACAGCAGACAGGGTTATATCTTTCCCAGATGCAACAACGACTCTTGTCGGTACTAATACCACGGATACGTTAACAAACAAAACTTTAACTAGCCCAGTTATTACTGGTGTATCGCCAATTCTGACGCTTTCTGGCGATGTTTCTGGTTCGGTGACTTTCACCGACCTTGGCAATGTGACAATGTCGACAGCGATTCAACCAAACTCCGTAGTAATGGGAACCGACACAACTGGCAACTATGTAGCCAATCTGGTTGCTGGAACAGGTATAACAATTACAGACAACGCTGGAGAATCTGCTACTCCAATAATCTCTATCGGACAAGCCGTCGGCACTAGTGCTTGCGTGCAATTTGACACACTTGTCGTGCAAAATCTTTTTGCAACGAACACAGAAGTAACAAATCAGGCGTCCCTCAATGTTTCTAGTGGCGAAATTGTTCTTAATGCCGGAACAGTTGGGGCTCCAACGCTTGATGGGGCAATCAAAATTGACAGAGGCTCAAGCGCAAGCGTTGAAATCAGGTGGAATGAGACACTGGATAGATGGGAGTCCACTAGGGACGGAAGCACCTACAAGATAATCGACCAGGGTGCAAAGATGACACTCGGCACCACTCCTCCAGCATCTCCGGACCTAGGAGACTTCTGGTTTGAAACAGACTCAGCTATCACCTTTGTGTACTACGATGGTTACTGGATTGAAATTGGCGCATCTGGTATCGGCGCTGTTATTGGTTCAGAGTCACCAGAAAACCCTGCAAACGGTCAATTCTGGTTCAAAAATACGACAAGCGAAGTGTTTGTTTACTATGACGGTTCATGGGTGCTTGTATCTCGCTCGACTAGCACCGACGACGTCAACGTAGCGTCTATCATGGGAGCGTTCTAAATGACTGGAGCAATAAATGGCTAATACAGCTAAGGTCCTATTCAGGGGCGCCGCAACTGTTTACACTAACCCGGCGACAACGCTGTACACCGTGCCGTCTCTGACGACCACTGTAGTAACTAATGTTGTTGTGGCTAATAACGCCGTAGCTGGAGGAACATACTCGCTCAATCTCGACGGAATTCCTCTTGTTCCAACCTTAGAGATACCAGGAAATTCGGTTATTTCGCTTGACCTAAAGCAGGTTCTTACGGCTGGCGACACAATTACTGGAAATGCAAACTCAACTGACATTAAATTCCACATCAGCGGGATGGAGATAGCGTAATGGGTCTTAACCAAATACCACCTGGCTTAACGCCGATTACACCAGAAGAAGTACTTTTTGACCCTGTCCAAAAGTTAAGAGTCTCACAGCCACAGTCGTTGATTGACACCGACTTTGAGTATGGAACACAAATTTCAAAGTGGGAAAACCTTACGACAGTTGGAAATAGACCGTTTATTTATGACTCGGCAAGTTTTATATCGTCGATTACTGGCATCACGATGAGTACTTCATCAAGAACAGTTACGGTTGCACTGACTGATACAACTGGGCTTGCTGTTGGAACGCCTATTACCGTCAGAGATACACAACTATCTATTGCCAACGGTGCGTACCTAATTGAATCTGTTACGACAAATACATCATTTACATACACAGGTAAAGCGGTAAACACCGGAACATTGACAGCAATTTTTGATGCAAATAAGACTTCAATTTTTACTGGTGTTATTTTTACAAACGCAAAAATAGGCGCAGCTCCGACAGTTTCGTATTCTGGCACTGCAGTTACAGTGACCACGACAATTCCGCACGGTCTTTCAATCGGCAACGAAGTGGCAGTAACTGGAATTACTACTTCAGGCACAAACCCGCCAAACGGAGCAAACTTTGTTTCAAGAATAATTAGCGCAACGCAGTTTGTTTATCATGCCCCAGTTGCACCAACTGGGACTCTTACAGCAACAAGCGCATCGGTCTATACGGCACCATCAGGAAACTTTCTACACAGACCTTTTGACGGCGGCGTTATTTTCTCAAACAACGGAACATCCAACTATGAACTAGCCGCACGTCAAACACGCCGTTATTTCCGATATCAGTCAGGAAAAGGCATCCAGATGTCATCTGGAACACTGCTCAAACCAGACCTTCAGTTGGACCAGTTGTCATACAACACGTCAACAAACTTGGTTACAGTGCAAACCAAGGAAAAGCATAACCTCTACCCAGGCTCGACAATAACTATTTTTGGCGCCAATGAGGCAATCTTTAACGGTACAACAACCGTTTATACGATTACTGGGTACAATACATTTACGTATACTCCAGCAACTTCGACTGGAACGAACGTTCTTGCTTCTGGTCCTTATTACATTACCGTTGCAGGTTGGTATGGAAACGTAAACAGAATTGGTTTGTTTGACGACCAAAACGGAGTGTTCTTTGAATTTGACGGGCAAACGTTGTGGGCCGTAAAACGTTCATCAACATTCCAGATTTCTGGAAAGTCAACATTCACAAATGGCTCATGCACCGTGACTCAAACAAACGCAGCGTTCCCAACGAGATATGCTGGTCAGCTTGAAATCGGTGACTATATCGTTGCTCGAGGTCAGTCGTACAGAATTACAGACATTGCAAGCAACACCGAATTGACCATTAGCCCTGCATGGCGTGGTGCTACTTCAACCATGGTTTCAGTTTCCAAAACAGTGGACACAAAGTATCCACAAGCTGAATGGAATCTAGACAAGTTTGATGGAACTGGAGCTTCCGGCTACAACGTTGACCTTTCAAGAATGCAGATGTTCTACATCGACTATTCTTGGTATGGTGCTGGTTTCATCCGTTGGGGTATGCGTGCAAAAGACGGAAAAGTTACTTACTGTCACAAGATAATCAACAACAACACAAATGCCGAAGCATACATGCGTTCGGGAAACCTTCCAGCTCGATACGAAGCTCTCAGCCAGCCGCCACATACGCAGCTAACTGGAACTTTGTCTGACTCCGAAACAACAACGATGAATGTCGGAAGCACAACAGGATTCCCAAGCGTTGGAACATTGTGTGTATTCAATACAGCAACTGGTTACGAATATATTAACTACACTGGTAAAACTGCAACAACATTTACTGGTCTTACAAGACAGCAAACAGGAAACGCGTCACTCGCCTTAACAATTGCTGCTGGAGCAAACGATGGAACTGTCGCATCAAACTCTGGACTGCAAGTCGGTCAAAGAGTCACTGGAGCAGACGTACCAGACGGAACATTCATTCAGCAAATTAGCGGCACCAATATCAAGTTGAGTGCTGCTGTGACTGGGGCTAACCCAACAGTAAACGCAATCCCGATGGGAACAAGCGCGGCTCTTGCATTTACATACTCAGCATCCAATCCAGTTGGAGTTGAGCTTGCATTCCCAACGTATGCGCCTTCAATATCTCACTGGGGTACATCGGCAATCATGGACGGAAGATTTGACGACGACAAGTCGCTCGTGTTTACTTATGGTCAGACAACCGGTATTTCTATCGGTGCAGGAGTAACACGAACCTTGATTGCTATTCGCGTCTCTCCATCAGCAGATAACGGAACCTCGGCGTTCTTCGGTGAAAGAGAGCTTGTTAACAGAATGCAGTTGGTGCTAAGAAACCTTGACGTAACGACGACTTCGTCTACATCAAACGTTCTTGTTCAGGCTATCCTGAATGGTGTTCCATCAAACTCTCGTACATGGGCAAAGCCAACAGCGGTTACATCAAGTTTGGCCCAAATTGCAGACTACCAAGGAACATCAACGACTGTTAGCGGTGGTGAAGTAACTGGTGGTTTCTTTGTTGGTGGAACCGGTGGTGTGCAGATTGACCTCGGAGACGTTCGAGACCTTGGTAACTCAATTCTTGGCGGAGGCACGACGATAACAACAACAGGCATTTACCCAGACGGTCCAGACACATTGCACATTGTTGCTACAAACATTGGCTCTGCTACTGCGACAGTGTTTGCCCGCCTCTCATGGACGGAAGCACAGGCTTAATCATGCCAGCAATTGACTTTCCATCAGACGCGCAATCAGGCGACCTTCACGTAAGTGCGGGTAAGACCTGGACCTTCAACGGTTCTGGTTGGGTGCTTGTAACAATTCCCTCGGCAATGTTCTCTTCGGGTGCTGTTGCGGGTTCGTCTCTAACCGAGGATTCTGTTCCTCTCAATAGGCTTGTGGACAGCGATGCTGGCAAGATTGTTATGTACAACTCTTCTGGTGTTGCCACTTCAACCGCCATATCCGGAGACGTGCAATTGACTGCCGCTGGTTCACTGACGATTATTGATGACGCTATTAGCGATACTCATATTACCAGCGGCGCAGAAATTGACCCAGACAAAATTGCAGGTACTGCAGTTGTAAGAACAGACCAAGCGGTGATTACTTCATACATGATTGAAGATGGAACTATCGTCGACGGAGACATATCCTCAGATGCTGGAATAGGTCGAAACAAGTTGGCCGAACCGTTGACGAATGCTCAAGCAGCCAGCTACACACTTGTTCTTGCAGATAGAAATAAGATTGTTGAAATGGGTGTGGGAACTTCAAATACATTAACTGTTCCACCAGATTCTTCGGTTGCTTTCCCCACTGGAACTCACATCACGATTATCCAGACCGGCTCAGGTCAGTGCACTGTCACTCAGGGCTCTGGAGTGACGATTAACGCGACTCCAGGACGTAAGCTTCGTGCTCAGTGGTCTGGTGCTACGCTGATAAAACGAGCAGCAGATACCTGGGTACTCATCGGAGACCTTTCGGCATAAATCATGGAATCATTAAAAGATAGTGGTGGTAAAAAGCCAACGACACCAACAGACGTCGTTGCGACTAATACCGGCGTAGGCACGGTAGCTTCAATATCTTTTACCCCGTCCGAATATATCGGCAAGGACACAATTACTTACACAGCCACATCAAGTCCTGGCAGTGTTAGCGCCTCTGCTTCAAGTTCACCAATAACAGTTACTGGCCTGACAGCTGGAACAACATATACGTTTAGTTTGGTGGCAAATACCAATTACGGTGTCCCATCCGATACCGTTACGACTGGTTCTGTGGCAATCGGCCAAAACCCTGGCGCCCCAACAATCGGAACTGCTTCAATTGTCTCAAACGTTGATAGAGCAATTGATGTTACCTACACTGCTGGAACCGCTGGTACCGGTGTAACAACATTTACCGCAACTTCGTCACCTGGCGGAATTACCGCAACTGGTTCTAGCCCAATTCGAGTTACTGGTCTAACAGCTGGAACTTCATATACCTTTACGGTTACTGCATCAAACTTATTCGGTTCGGCAACTTCTGGCTCAACTGGTTCGGTTACTGCAGGTAACGCGCCTACTGCCCCAACAATAGGTACTGCTGTAATAGTTCAGAACGTAGACCGAGCTATTGATGTTCCTTTTACTCCAGGCTCAGCTGGAACCGGCTCTCCTACATATACGGTAACCACGACTCCAGGGAGCTTGACTTTCACTGGAACGAGCCCAATTAGAGCAACTGGGCTAACCGCTGGTACTGCTTATACATTTACGGTCAGTGCATCTACCGCGTACGGTTCAGCGACATCAGTGTCCTCTAACTCCGTTACAGCAGGAAATAGACCAGGACAGCCGACTTCTGTTTCTGCGGCAGGTGGAAACGCGCAAGCGACCATTACATATACAGCTGGAGGAGCTGGTACTGGTGCAACAACACATACAACAGTTTCATCTCCTGGTGGTCTTTCATCCACAGCAGCATCGCCAGCGACTATTACTGGTTTGTCAAACGGCACTGCTTACACATTCACAGTTACTGCATCCAATGCTTACGGCTCTCAAACCTCTAATTCATCCAACTCCGTAACCCCAGTTGCCCCTCCTTACTTCCCGCCCTACTTTCCACCATTCTTTCCACCATTCTTCCCACCGTTCTTCCCTCCCTTCTTTCCTCCGTTCTTTCCGCCATTCTTCCCTCCATTCTTCCCGCCCTTCTTCCCGCCTTCATTCGGTCCTGGATTTAAGTGAGCATGTTCGATGGCATTCAGAGAAGAGGCTTTTGATTTATCCAGTCTGCCCTCTGCTGACCCATCGAACATAATAATAAAAGAAAACTTCATAAGTGAAAAACACTTAGAAGAAATAGTTACATATTGCTCAACGGTTTCGGAATGGGAGTCCAGAAGTGAGCTTGGTACGGACAGTATTCACATGCCTGAATACATTGAAAAAAATTCCACGCAAGTATTTCACATTATGCAGCAGTATGTCGATAATGTTCAGCATGAAATTGAATATAAATTTGGAAGAAAGCTTGAAAAGACAAAGCCAGGTATTAGGAAGTGGTACCCGGGTGAGTATCAAGACATTCATGCAGACGGCGAAACGGCTGGTGGGTGGCCAGGGTATAACTACATAGTTGATTATGGTTCAATTATTTATTTAAATGATGATTATGAAGGCGGCGAACTTTTTTTTCCAAAATACGACATTTTCATAAAACCAAAACCCGGAACCCTGATATTCTTTCCGTCAACCAACATGTACACTCATGGGGTTACTGAGGTTAAATCGGGAATTCGATATACATCACCACATTTTTGGACTCCCACCAAGCATAAGATACTTATGGAAATGGCAAAAATGAATGAAGGGTGAGAACCTTTACTTTTTACATATTCCGAAAACATCGGGCACAAAGATGCACTACGACCTTATCGAATGTGCAAAAAATCCACTTGCAATAAATTCGCCGAATGTATACCTGCCTAAAGATTTCGAATTCGTATTTGACCCAAAAATAGCCGAGTCGCATAACATAATTTGTGGACACTTTGGTAGGAATCCAATTGGCTCAATTGATAATCTAATTTCTTTTTCTATGATTAGAGAACCGTTCGAGCAGTATCTAAGTCTGGCCAAATATTCCGCTCTGCAACAAGGAGATACATTTGATAGAAATTTCTTGGATGAATTTTTGTCCAACAACAACGAAATCAACTCTAGGTTTGAGGGTATGTCGGGGTGCGAAAATCCACAATCTTGTTTTTTGTATTCAAAAATTGCCGGTATAGAGAAACAGGTGGGCGTTAATGAATTTGGAAACCCAATTATAGACATAGCCAAAAGTTTTTTTGTAGAAAAACCTCAGTCATACTCTCAGCTTAGCCAAAGACTTGAGAATATAATAATTGGCCTCACCGAAGAAAGGGGTCAGTTGATTGATTTTGTCAACACTATTCTAATCCGAATGTTTAATACGTCAATAAAGACCGACGACTCTATCGTCAACGAGACTCCACCACTCTCGTTTAAGCTGAACAAAAGACAAGTGATTTCAATCACTAGCAAAATAGAACTAGATATGGAACTTTATGCAAAGATGAAAGAACGACCGTTGAGGCAAAATGCATAGGATTTATCATCTTCACATACCACGCACCTCTGGCAAGTCTGTGTGTGATGCGCTTTATGGAACGTTTGTCAATGCTGGTCTGCTTCGCAAAATAAACAACACCGGCACTAGTCGATTGATGTACGACAAGAAAAGTTTTACAGATATCCCATTCGTTTCGGGCCACTTTGCAACCAACCCAGTGTCCGTTGAAGATGAAAAATTTGATGTGTTTTCTTTTGTGAGGGAACCCATTAGCCACTATATGAGCATTGCCTCATATGTGTGTGCGAATTCAGACAGAGTTATGTCAAGTGAATTTATGGAAGAATTCTTGTACGGCTATATGACTCCATTTGGAGCAAACGAATTATTCTCCAATTCTGGAAATCTGCAATCAAAGATGTTATTTTGTAGAATTGGTTTGGCAGATAGCTCTGTAGTTTCGCTTACGGATGACGATGTCCAAAGTAGGGAAAATATTGTATTTATTGAGTCTGATATGCCGAGCGAAGAAGAAATAAAAAACAAAATAGAAAATATGTTTATATTTACTCTGGACAATAGACACATCGGGATTGAGTGGCTCAGAAAAAAAATCCTACTTGACCATGGATTGAAACTAGACCAATCAATCAAAAACGTATCTAATTCTTCTTTTAAAAACAATTTTACTCCCGATATTAGCCACGTCAGAGAAATCCTCAGTCGCTGCGACATTGACAGTATGGTTTATCATCTGGTGAGAAGCGGCGAGAGTGCTAATCTATGAAAATGAGCGAAAACTCGCTGTCACCATGGAGGGTGGAACCAGGTCATTTTGGTTCAGGACCAGAAAACATCCACATATTTGAAAATTTTATTGACAAATCAGATATTGAGGTAATACAAAAATTTTGTCCAACAATAAACGAGTGGAATAATTCAAAAGAAAGCGTTTACGCTGAAGATGGGACCTGTCTGTATAACGCTGATTACTGGAACGACAGGCAATGCAGCAGCGACATTCTCCAAAGACTTTCAGTGCCGGTTTTTAACATTATCGATAAATATATACAAAAGATGCAAACTGCTCTTGAAGAAATTTATGGCCTAGAACTTTCCTCTCGACCCCCAGTAATCATGAAATGGAGACCAGGGATTGAGCAAAGGCCACATGCCGATAAGCAGCTCAACAACGGTGAGCCAAACGCCTTTGTCGACTACGACCTGAACTCATTATTTTATTACAATGATGATTTTGAAGGCGGAGAGCTATATTACCCGCAGCATGATATAAGCATTAGGCCAAAGCCAGGCCTAGCAATTGCTCATCCAGGTGACGTCAACTACCTGCACGGAGTTACGATGATAACAAAGGGATACAGGTATACCACCCCTTCTTTCTATACGGTTAAATAAAAGATGATTATAAGCAAATTAAACTTGATAGAACCGAAAGAATATGAGGCCATATTAGACGCAATTAAAGAAATTGGTTTTCCGTCAAACTATTCAGAAAATGACCCATCAACCGGATACTACGATAAACATGCCTTGTTTGAATACGATGCGTTTTCGTATGGTGTTTTTGAGGGCATATGTGAAAGGGTTTTAAAAATTGCAGAAGAAGAATTCAAGACAGCCCTAATCATTGATACGGCGGTACTTATTGGGGTGATTCCAGGAAATCTGCCCGAAGAACATGCGGATAGCCAAAACCTTGACGGAACGCCAAAGTTGGGTTGCAATAATTTCGTTGTTTCTGCGGTTGTCTATTTAAACGATGGATTCTCGGGCGGGGACTTAGTTTTCCCTAAAGCTGGCTACCGATATAAACCGCGCGCTGGTAGTTGTGTCATTTTTCCAAGCAATTTACCATATAGTCATTACGTTGATAGTGTTCTCGAAGGAGAGCGTCTATCGTTGGCGATATGGTTTTCCCAGATATGATGAGCCAATGAGAAACATTGATGTTGAGTATGTTGGAGACCCGAAAGCTGGATTTCTGGTTTACAGGAACATATTGAGTGAAGACTTAAAAATACCAGAACGCCTAGAGGCGACAATTGGGGATAGCACAACTCCGCCATACTCGTGGATGCAGGCTCTTGTTGGCGACGGGCAAGTTATGAAGGACTACAGAGACTGTGTCGATTGCAAGATGAGCCCTGCTCACTTTGAACACTGTCCAACGCAATTCAGTGAGTTGATAAATATATACAACGACACCGTGACCGGGTTGACTGCTTGCTTGCAAGATTACGAATCCAGATACAACATCCGCATGGATTTCATGGAAGCAATTAATTATGTTAGATACAACGAAGGCCAACACTTCAATGTGCACGCAGACCATGGATTCTCCTATGTGTGCACGGTCTCTTCGGTCATGTACCTAAACGATGACTACGATGGCGGTGAACTGTTTTTCCCATTTCTGGATATAACTTTCAAGCCAAAATATGGAGACATTGTTTTGTTCCCTTCTACCTTTATTTACTCTCATGCGTCCAAGCCCGTTACTAGGGGAACCAAGTACGCAGCTGTCACAATGTTTGACTACAATGACAGGTTCCATAGACAGTGGAAGGGATACGGAAAGAACATAGATGGCACCGACGTCGAGTACGGGCCGGGTATAGTTAGCCCAACAGCGAATCAAGTCGGAAGATTTATTTTTCAAAAATGACAAAACTATTCCTAAAACGAACACATATAAGTTCACCCCTAATACAGCAATCTAGGCTTAAGCGTGACTGGATGGATGCTACGTACAACAAGCACGCCTATCAATGTATGCCAATGACTGTTGCAAATGTCTACGGGTGGGAAGTTGTTCTTGAAGAAGACCTGGTCGTCCAGTGGAATGGTGGCAATACACCGCCAGAAATTCTTTCTGGAGAGATAACCTCATCTGGTCGGGTTCAGGCAATTTCATCAATAATTGGAATGATTTCAATAAATATTGGTTGGGTTATAAGCACCGAAGAGGGCTACAACACCTGGATGACTGGTTCCCCGAACTATTTTGTTGACGGAGCCACCCCACTTACCGCCACAATCCCTAGTTATTGGTGGCCAGACGAATCCCAGATGAATTGGAAAATAACCAAAATTGGAGAGCCTGTGGTATTTGGGGCTGGAACCCCGTTCTGCTTCTTTAATATCTACGATAATTCTGTCCTTGAGAGCACAGAAATCGTTACGTCAAATCTTTGGGACGACAAAGAGTTGGTTGAATCGCGAATGAAATACGGCAAGCTAAAAGAAGATAATAGGTATGAAAATCCATGGACTTGGACCAAGGGAATTAAAACAGGTGTTGACGCAGACGGCAAACAGATAGGACCCACCTTTACCGGAATGCCCAAACTGGCCAATCCCTAG